TAGTACAAGAAAAAGAACCAGAAGAAAGATTAGTAGACTTAGATAAAGAAGTTTTACCAGATCCTGGAACACCATCGGTAGAAACACCAGCAGTAGAAGATGGTGGTGAAGAAGTTGAACTAGATGCCGTTGAACCAGCAGTTGAAGTTCCAGCACAAGATAAATTTACCAACGACTTAGATCCGACACCTAAAACAGAGTCTTGTAAAAGCCATAAAAAATAAATACCTAGTATGATAGGTATTCCTTACAACTACAAACAATATATCGATGACGTTACTAAAATGCGTCAAAGAGGAGCCATTAGTGCAGGTGAACAAGTAAAATCTCCTAATAGTCCTGGTAGCAGAGGACTTGCAAAAGTTGAAGCATTTGCTGATGGGCCAAACCAGATAATGAAAAATAACGATGTAGTTGAGGATGATCAAGAGCTACAACGTATTAAAAAATTAGCAGGTCTACTCTAAAAACCATTTGCATATCATCTAAAACTGTTATATACTTGTTATAACAACAGGAGAAATACATGGCAGTTAAAAACTTTAACGACAGCGAAAAACAAAAACTAATACAGATCATTTCTCAAGGATCACAAGTCCTGGGAGAAGTAGACGATTTAAGATCAGGTTTAAGAGACACAGTAAAATCAATAGCAGAAGAACTTGAATTAAAACCTGCATTAATTAATAAAGCAATTTCAATCGCACACAAAGGAAATTATCAAAATATCTCTGACGATATGGATACTTTAGATTCCATATTAACAGCGGCAGGTAAAGTATAGTGTATCGTTTACTCAAAGAATTTTGGGTAAACAGTTATAAAACAGACCAAGTCGCTTTTTGGTTTGAACTATTCTCTGTAATATTAACTATTATAGGTTCTTGTATTTTAACATTTACCTCACCACACCCAATAATGTATCTTATATTTCCATTGTACTTGATTGGATCTAGTACTTTGTGTTATGCTAGTTACAGAAGAAGACAAATTTGGATAATAGTACTATCTGGATGGTTTACAATAATGAACATTATAGGAAATTATATAGTATTTTTACCATGAGTTACATAGACGCTTTATATAAAAAAGACGAAGATAAAATTTATGTTGTAGAAAGAGATCCTAAAAAAGGTCGTGTATTTGTTGAATACGATGCTCGTTATGTATTTTATTATCCTGACGCAAGAGGTAAACACAGAAGCATCACAGGAAAAACACTACAAAAAGTACAATGTAGAACATCAAAAGAATTCATTAAAGAGCAACGGATAAGATCTAATAAAACTCTTTATGAACAAGATATCAATCCAGTGTTTAGATGTTTGGAAGAAAATTATTTAGGTAAAGAAACTCCAAAACTGAATGTACTATTTTTTGATATTGAAGTGGACTTTGACCCTGAAAAAGGTTATGCCACAACTGATGATCCGTTCATGCCTATAACTGCCATAAGTTGTTACATGGAATGGACGGATCAACTAATAACATTTGCAGTACCACCAAAAAATTTAAGTATGCAAGATGCAAAAGTTTTAACTGAACGTTTTCCAAATACATTATTATTTGAAAAGGAAAAAGATTTACTTGATGCATTTTTACAATTAGTTGAAGAAGCAGATATTTTATCAGGATGGAACTCAGAAGGATACGATATTCCATATACAGTAGGAAGAATACAAAAAGTTTTAAGCAATGATGATACAAGACGTTTATGTTTTTGGGGACAAAAGCCTAAAAAAAGAGTATTTGAAAAATACGGTAGAGAACATTTAAGTTATGATTTAATTGGACGAGTACATTTAGATTTATTAGAATTATACAGAAAATATACATATGAAGAACGACACAGTTTTAGATTAGATGCAATTGGTGATCACGAATTAGGAGAAAAGAAAACCGTATATGAAGGATCTTTAGATGCACTTTACAAAAATGACTTTGGTTTGTTTATAGAATATAATAGACAAGATTGTCGCTTACTTGCCAAACTAGAAAAGAAATTAAAATTTATTGATTTAGCAAACGAAATAGCACACCAAAATACTGTGTTACTACAAACAACAATGGGTGCAGTTGCAGTTACTGAACAAGCAATAGTAAATGAAGCACACAGACGTGGCATGATTGTACCAGGTAGAAAATACAGGGCTAAAGATGCTGAACCAATTACGGCGGCAGGTGCTTATGTGGCAACTCCAAAAAAAGGTATACACGACTGGATAGGATCTATTGATATTAATTCACTGTATCCATCTGTTATTAGAGCATTGAATATGGGTCCAGAAACTATTGTTGGCCAAATAAGACCTATTATAACATCAGCAGAAATTAACAGAGCTAAATCTCAGAAAAAGTCATTTGCGGCGGCTTGGGATAATCAATTTGGTAGTTGGGAGTACCAAGCAATAATGAAACAAGACAAGGGTACTGAAATTTTAGTTGATTGGACTGATGGTACTAGTATTAGAATGAGTGCGGCACAATTATACGATTTAATATTTGAAGGCAACAACAAATGGATGTTAAGTGCTAATGGCACAATATTCACATATGAATTTGAAGCAATTATTCCAGGGTTATTAAAACGTTGGTACGCAGAAAGAAAAGAAATGCAACGTAAAATGCAACAGTCTGGAAATAACGAAATTGAAAGAGCATATTGGGATAAACGACAATTAGTTAAAAAAATTAATTTGAATAGTTTATATGGAGCACTTTTAAATCCTGGTTGTCGATTTTTTGATATTAGAATAGGACAATCAGTAACATTAACAGGTAGATGTATTACAAAACACATGGGAGCAAAAGTAAATGAAATTGTTGCAGGCAAATATGATCACATTGGTGAATCAATAATATATGGAGACACTGATTCTGTTTATTTTACAGCACATAAAACTTTACAAAATGATATTAACGAAGGTAAACTTGCCTGGAATAAAGAATCAGTAATTGCATTATATGATAAAATTGCAGAAGAAATGAATACATCTTTTACAGGATTTATGACTAAGGCATTTCATTGTCCAATTACTAGAGGATCTGTTATTAGAGCAGGTAGAGAACTTGTAGCATTAAAAGGATTGTTTATTACAAAGAAAAGATATGCATTATTGTATTATGACATTGAAGGAACACGTACAGACACAGCAGGCAAAGAAGGAAAAATGAAAGCCATGGGATTAGATTTAAAAAGATCAGATACTCCTGTATTTGTTCAAGATTTTTTAAGTGAAATATTATATATGGTACTAACAGGTAATACAGAAAAACAAGTATTAGACAGAATTAGTGAATTTCGATCAGAATTCAAAGCAAGGCCGGGTTGGGAAAAGGGTTCTCCAAAAAGAGCAAACAATGTTACAGATTATTGGGAAAAAGAAAAGAAACAAGGCAGAGCAAATATGCCAGGACACGTACGAGCAAGTATTAACTGGAATAATTGCAAACAAATGTATGGTGACAAATATTCATTACCAATAACAGATGGTGCAAAAGTTATTGTGTGTAAACTTAAAAACAATCCATTAAACTATACCAGTATTGCATATCCAACAGACGAATTACGTATTCCAGAATGGTTTAAAGAACTGCCATTTGATGCAGAAGCAATGGAACAAACAATATTAGATCAAAAAATAGATAACCTAATTGGTGTATTAAATTGGGACGTACAAAGTACTGAAACCAGTAATACATTCAACAAGTTATTTGAATTCTAAATAATAATATGTTAAGTATTGAAGAAATAAAATTACTAATTGAAAAACTTGAAAAAGTTAAAAAAGAAGACATGCAGAAATTAATAGATTCTAATCTTAAAATTTTAAAGGATCTAGCTTTAGCTATTGACGCTAATAATGAAGAAGAAACAAACAGATTAGATAAAACTGAAGAATGGTATAGACTTGATATTCAAAAGAAACGAGAAAAACCTGTTGTTGACCTGTTGTTATATAAAACAATACAAACAAAAATATTTCAATTTGCTAAAAGCAACATTTACAATAGTTTAGAAATAGGACCTGGTGCTGGAATGTTTTCAAAAGAATTTAGATCATGGCGATTAAATTATTTTTTAGAGGTACTACCAGAGTTAGAACATAAAATTAGAAGAAGATTTAAACCTGCACATAACAAATATCTTAAATTTTATGTAACACGCAAAACAGAATGTTCAAATATTCCACAAGGTTCATGCAACTTTGTGTTTAGTTGGGACACTTTTGTATTTTTCACACAAAATCATATACAACAATACATACACGACATTAAAAGAATATTAATACCGGGTGGTTATGTGTTTATACAATATGCTGATTGCCACTATGATTATGATTTACATCTAGCAAAACGTGGTTATTGGAATTATAATACCAAAACTGCAATGGAAAAAATTATTAAAGAAGAAGGTTATGAAATTATAGAAATGTTACAATTTAAACCGGGTGCCAATTATGCCATATTTAAAAAACCTGGTAAACAAAATCCTGCTGTATATAAAATTTCAGAAATCACACTTGATTAATATATGAATAACCTATATAATAAAAC